GTTGACTTGCGTACATCACGATCAATCCGGTTAGGCCGACTCCGGTCAACATTTCTGCAATGCGATTAATAGAAATTTTCGCAACCCCTGTTGCCCCAATAATGAAAAAGGGTACCATTGCCAAAAGCTTTTCAGGCATTCCCGCGCTCCTTGAGTAGCACTGCTACCAATCCGCCGCCGATCAACGCCCAGGTGTCGACGGAATAGTCTCCGGCCAGGGCATGGCTAATGCCCTCAGTCAGGGAGGCCAGCCCAGCCCAGGTCGAAGGCTCGGTAAACCGATCTAAGAGTCGGGCGGCCATAATTTATGCCGTGATGTTGCCCAACACGTACCTGGCTCCGGCATACACCACCGCCTCGCCGACGTGCTGACGGGCGCGGACGATCGTGCTGCGCTTTTGTTCCTCCCGATAAGTCTCAACGACCACGGTTTGCGGGCTGTCCTCGAACCATAAGAAAGTTCGTCCGAAGACCGGTTCGCGGAGGCGCGAACCACCCCCGGAGATGCGCAGCAGGGTGACGTATTCGTCATCCCAGATGTCGGCCAAGGTGGCAGATTGGCCTTTCTTTGCGGTGTCGTGCTGAGCATCACCGACCAGAATGCGGTCTACGCCAAAATACTGAGCCAGAATGCGTTTTTGCGCCTCCATGCCACCAACTTCGATAGGCGACGTGTATTTGAAGGCATCCCGTAATTCAACGGTATTCAGTACGTTGACAAACGGTACGTAGCCCATGGCAATCGCGTTCGGCAACAGACCGCTGGCCGCGCGTAGAGCGTTTTTAGCCGATTCGATATCGGCTTTCGGTTTGGCCGTAGCAGCGGTCGACCATTCGATCGTGACATTACTGTTCGCCGTCGTTTGCACCAAGGCCGCCACGCGACGCTCATGACCGCGCAGAATGCGGTCGACGGCAATTTCGGTCGAGACTTGCTCGGCGTCGAAAAATCGGCTGTATAATCGGGCCTCGACATCGTCCACTGGCTCTTCCCAGCCGTACTCCTGGCAATCGTAAGTTCCGGTCTGGAATTCCCAATTGCCGCGGGCATAGTCACCGCGCGCCGTCCGCTTAGTGTTTTGATCTTTAATCAGAGATTCGATCGGGATGATCGGGTAGTCCGCCGATTTATCTGGCACTTCAAAAATGGGCATGAGGTCAAGGCCGATAAAACCGCGTTGGCTGGCATCCAGCAAGTATTCATAAGCCAGCACGCCGAGGTCGGGACGCTGGAGGGTAGTTCCTGAAGTAGGGCTTGGCATAGTTCAAATTCCTCAATAATCGGGTTCGCAGATTAGGCGATCAAAATCTTACGCTGGTACTCGATCCATAGTGCAGTCAGGTACAGGGAATCGGTGGCGTGCGTGCCAGGTGTCAGCTCGACTGATAGGGTTCGCGCGTTGCTAGGAATGTCACTAGCAGCGATGCTAATGGTGTATTCCGCATAGCTAGCGCCAGTGACGGCTCCAGAATCATCCTCGACTTTGGTATCACCTTCATTAAAATAACTATCCGCCGAGATGACGGGAGTATCGGTCGCGCCGGACATGGCCGCCCGGAAACGAATGACCAAAGCGGCGGTTACGTCGAGGTCAATCGGTAATGCGATTTGAAACCCGACCGCATCGGAATTGGCGGCTGCCCACGAAAGCCGCATAGCGCCGTCGGTATCACCATTAATAGTGTTAAAAATCGGGGTGGTGTCGCTGGCCAGCAGTCCGCCGTTGCCGGCGGCATTGGGGATAGCGCCGGTGGTCAACTCACGCAATGAGGTCAAGGGGATTGGCAGGAAAGCCTGGGATGTTTTAATGTGCCGGTAGATCTCAGCTAGAGCGGCTTCGGTCGTCGTTTGTACGGTGAAGCCGCCGACATCGGCGATCGATACGGTAGCTGCGGTCGTGGACAAAATGGCGTCCTGCAAACATTCGACGATATCGCCATCGGCGGCTGCGGCTTCTAGGGCAATCCCTAGCGCGGTGCCTGAACTGGTGTCGCTGACTTTGCCGCTAGCCGCGCCGTACAAGGTAGCGCCGGCCGAAAACGAACTGGAGGCGACGCCCTCGAATGTACCGCTTGCGGTGCGTAACCGTACCGGGACCAGCGCGCCGGAGACTGCCCGGATTTCAGTAATCCCGATATGTTGCTCCCCCGCCCCGGCATACTCAACCTCGGACGGCATCGTGATGGTGGCAGCTTTGATTTTGACGCGGCGATTAGGCTCCAGCGCGGCGCCGGCGGTAAAGGTATAGGTGGGTCCTTCGATTCTAGCCATGGAAATTACCTTCAATTTTGGTGGCGTTACGGTTAGCGTTGGTTGTTGGCCTGAATCCAGGCTTGGTGGGCGACCGGGTGGGATTCCGCCGCCGCAACAATGGATTGGCCGCGGGTCTTACCGTCTTTTTGATATTGGGCAACCGCGGCGTCGAACTCAGCGGCAGTACCGGTCTTCGGGGCATCCTTCGGCTTCGGTGCTGGATCTGGCACGGGCGCGTGCGGGACCGGTGCTGGCGCATCGCTGCGGAGGTTGGCTCGCATCGTGCTTAGTCGACTCTTCTCGGCAGCGAGCACTTGCACGGCGGCTTCTGGTCCGCTGGTGTGACCGTCGAATTTGAGCGCGTCAATCAACGCCTCATGGCCGGGCATGACTTGTGCCTCAACGGATTTGATGCGTTCACGCTCGAATTCGGCGCCAGCGACAAAACCTTCGTCGCGGATGGCCTTGAAAATCTCTGGATGCTCGGCAGCGAGCGACTCTTGGGTCAGCGGTTGATTGCTGGTGTTCGGCACACTCATGGTGACTCCTTTTGAGTTGGATCTGCCGGACACACCGGCGGATAATTTAGATATTAGGGATTCCAGCGAGCCGACCCGGTCGGCCATGCCGGCTTGAACTGCTTTGCGGCCGATCAACAGGCCGCCCTGTCCAAAATCGGCCAGGGCCTTTTCGACGCTCACGCCGCGGTAGGCGGCGACCGATTCGATGAATATTTGCGCCAAGCCGTCGACTAAACTTTGTAGCTCTGCCCGCCCGGCTTCAGTAGTGGGATCTACACGCTTTTTTGGGCTTTGGGCCGAGACGATCTCCCAAGTATCGGTCGCCTTGTTTTTGCGGCCATTTAAAACGACGCCGACAGATCCAAGCAAGGCGGTATCGGCGATGACGATCTCCCCCGAAGCGGCAGCTATCCAGTATCCGGCGGACGCACCAAGGTTAGAAACATAGGAAATGACCGGCTTAATAACATTAGCGTCACGGATCATCTGCGCATATTCAGAGATACCAGAAGCCTGGCCACCAGGCGTGTCTAGCACCTGGATGATATGGGAAATTTGCGGATTGTCGCGGGCGAATGCAAAATCGGTAGCGAGTACATCGAGACTCGTAGCGCCGCTCACTTCTGTGAATAAGTTGGCATAGCGGAAGATCGGTCCGGTCACCGGGATCAACGCCACGCTGCCGCGCTGGATGACTTTACGGGTATTTTCGAGCGGGCGGCCTAATTTTGCGATGAGCGCCTGCGGATCGCCGAGTCCTTCGGCGATGGCAATGATCTGATTAAGCCCCGCCGGCGTAATAGCCCACGGCTCAGATTGAATGGCTGCCAGAATGCGTTCGTGCTGTCGGGTCGGGTCGCTCATATCACCGCTATCAACGTAATTTGCGCGTAATTTTAAAACGGGTGGTTGTCTCACCGCAAGACAAGGATGAGACTAATTGGCCGTGTCGATGGGCCTGGTCGCGTAGTCGCTCGATTTTTGGCGGACCGGCGCTACATCGACGCCACCGGACTGGCGGGCCTGGACTTCCCTGACCCGCTGGCGGTGCTTGGTTTGCCAGTCGACGCCGTCGTACAGAATCGATTCGCGGGCGACGGTGGAAATGCCTAGTCCAATTGCCATTTCTGCCGCGTCCATCTCGTCCTTTGGGTTCAGCGAACCGGAACCGTCTCCGATCCAGATCGCGCCGGTGTAAGCAGCGCGGATGGCGGGATCGACGAAGAAGCCGGGGGCGCGCTCGCGGCCGTTGGCGACTTCCCAGGCGAACCATTCTTCGTAGATCGGTTGGCACCAATGGTCTGCAAAAAATTCTCGGCGGCAGCGGACGACGCGCCAAAAGTCGAGCAGTGCAGCGCGAGAGGCGGAATAGCTGGCAGTGAAATGTTTTATTAAGACCTCAAACGGAATTTCTAGGGCTACGCCGATTTGTCGGACGACCGCTTGAAAAAATGGGTCGAATTCGGCATTGGGACGGGTTTGGCTGACCGCGACAGGCTCTTCTCCAGGCAGCAAGTTCACGGCTTTGCCGGGACCGTCTAGGGTCGATCCTGGAAATGTGCCGTCCCATTTTTGGGCTGCTTTGATGTATGCCTCCTTACCGTCATCGGTCAACATATCGTCGAAGGCCGCTGGGTCCATTTTGAAAAAGATGGCGAAAGCTGCGGTAATGACGGCGGCTTGTAGCTCAGCATCAGTGTAACGAGAGAGCTGCTTTAATGGCTCGATGACCACCGCCAGATAGGGAACGCCACGGACTTGTCCGGGGCGCTTGCGCTCGAAGAGATGATGAACGTTGCGTCGTCCGGTGGTGGCGCCGAAAGCCTCGCGGGCATCCCAGATCAGTTGATCATCGCGTCTGAAGCTCTGCGGGTGTTTCCGGCAAATGTGATAACGGATGGGGGCGCCGTGCTCATCTAGGTCAATACCGCTTACCCGGATGGCGGTATCGGTACCGTAGTTGGGGTTGCAGACCCGGTCGGCTTCGATAATTTGCACGGCCAGGGCATCGCCCAGAACGGATCTGGTAACGATGGGCAGTAGCGTAAAAACGTCTCCAGACACCAACATGGACCGAAAGGCGAGATTTTGCAGTCCATAGAAGGTTTGGGTGCGAGTGACGTCGCAATCCTTGGACTCCGCCCACAGTCTAAACCGCTGCTCGATAGCATTCTGCCGGACGGTGGCTTCTTCTTCGCTGATCCCTAGGTATTCGTAATCGATGACTGATTGCAAAGTCAGCCCGGAGCCGATGACGTGGGTGACGCTGGTGTTGATGGCGCCGCAGGCTATGGGAGTGTTGCGCTCCAGGTCGCGGGAGCGTTCGCGCAGGGTCGGAAGGTCGGAGCTGGCGGCATCATTGGCGTCGCCGCTGGTGGGTTTCCAGCCAACCAAGGCCGGACGCTGGTAACTGGCCCCCAGGTATCCGCCGGCCCGGTTACTCACGCGGCTTTTGGTCCATCCGGGGCTGATCACGGCGATCGCGTGGTCGAGGGCGGTTCCAAGACGGTTAAAAAAACTGCGATCTTTGGACATATTTTACCACCCAGGACAGAGTGTACGGGATCTCAGGGCGGTCCTGGGCGATTTGGTTTTGACCTGGTTTTCCCAAAATGCAATGGCTTGGGTGAGCTGTGCCAGGTCAGTGAAGATAACCCGACGACCATTGATCATGATTTCTTGCTCGCCGGTAAAGTTGGCCGCCGCCGTGACTAGGCTATCTAATGCCGCCTGAGCTTGTTCGAGAGTGATTCCAGCCATGCTGATTCCTATTTTTCTAAACCGCCTGTGCGGCGGCGAACAATAGGCTAGCGGGTGAATTGTCTCAAGGCAAGGCAAGAGTGAGACGGCAGCGGAGCGGGCAAGTAACGCAGCAGGTAGGCTTGATCTTCGTTCAGCAAGGCGTAGCGCTCGGGGCGTCCGCCTTTGCTGCCTTTCGGGGGGTTGTCCGATTTGAAATCGGACAACCCCGAACTCTTCAAAGTCGCTCCGGTAATCCTCAACCAGCTTAATCACGGCTTCGTGTTGGTTCTCCAACCCATTGTGCAATGATTCGAGAATCTACGCGGGCTTCACCCTTAACCGGGTGCAGTTCAATGAGTTCGGCCATTATGCAAACTCCCTTTTAGACCGACTGG